TCCTCGGCTGCAGGCTCCTCAGCCTTGGGTGCAGCCTTGGCCTTGGGCTTGGTGCCCTCCAGGGCCAGGGGAGCCGCGACCTTGTCCGTCTTTGCTACCGTCATGGTAACGGCGCGCTTGGCGTCTTCGGTCTGGCCCTGGCGCACGGAGCTTTCGTACTCCTCCTCGGTCAGCCAACGCATCGGCTTGAAGAAGAGCTTGGGCGCCTCGGCCTTGGTGTCGAACTGCATGCGGGTGACCAGCGTCTCGGGGCTCACGCCTTGTGCGGCGAGGTAGCGAGCGTAGGCTTGCAGCGGGCGCTTGTCGCCTTCCTCCTTGCCGAAGATTGACGTGGCGGGCAACTGCAACTGCATCACGTCGCCGTCAATATCATTAGCAAGAACAACAGCGAGGCGCTGACTAAACCGGCAGGCACGAGACTCGCCCATACCGGAGCCCTTGACGTTCTGGGGGCAGGTCGCGCAGCGATCCGATTGCTTGTTCGCAGACTCGGGGCTAGGCGTCTCGCCATCCGCAGACCAGCAGTCCGGGCCAGAGAGCGTCTCACCGTCGTACGCCTTGGCGTAGAAGGTACGACCGATCTTGGGGGCAGCGTTGACGACAACCACGTCCAGATAGCGTTCATCAATTGCAGCGACCTCCTTGCCACCTACGAGTAGACGGAAGACGCCGCCTTTGATCGACACCCGCTTGCCGCCGCCACCACCAACGCCACCTGCGAGGGACTTGGCGAGGTCGGACAGTTCGCCTTTCTTGGCGAAGGCGGGAACATTTGAACCAGAAAAAAGAGCGATGTTGCTCATGGTGCTTTCTCCTTAACGAGGCTTGGTAACAGCGATATCGAACTCAGCAAGGCTGCTGAGTCCAGGGGGATGCAGACTGGGGTTCTCGTCCAAGAACGTCTGCATGTTGAGTTGCGCGATGCGCTTTTCCAAAAGATCGACGGCATCATGCTCGACGATGAACTTTTTGAAGCTGTCCCAGTCCTGCGTGTAGTACCGGGACTTCTCCTTGAGCGTGATCGTGCCGAAGTCGGTGCGAACAGACTTGGTACCGAGCGCCTGCATCTGATCCTTCATGGCGTTCTTCACCTGTTGCTGCTGCTCCTTGATGTTCTCGATCTGCTTGTCGAGGTCTTGCATGGCTGCGCGCATCTTGGTGTACATGCGCACGAGCTTGTCCATCGGGATGGTTTCTTCAGTCATTGCTTTCTCCTTATCTTTGTGTCTAAGAGTATACAGTGTCCAGAGTCGATTACAACCCCCTTTCTTTAATTTCGCTGTTGAACAGGTCAACGAGCAGTGCGTTGTCGTCCACCTTGGCGGTGAGCGCCTTGAACATCTTCTTCTCCACGGGCGAGCCCTCGATGTGGATGACGGTCACCTTGTCGGCGTTCTGTCCCTTGCGGTCAGCCCGTGCGATGCACTGGGTGTACTGCTCCACGCTCATCAGCGGCCCGTAAAAAATCACCGTGTCGGCAGCGGTCAGCGTGATGCCGTGCGCTGTAGCCGCAGGCTGCATGACGAGCACCCTCGGGTTGGGCTGCGTCTGGAAACGCTTGATGATGTCGCCGCGCTTGGTGGCCGTCACGCCGCCGTGAATCTGTTCGTTGGCGATACCGTTCTTGTTGAGGTACTCGCTGATTGCGTCGATGGCGGAGCGGAACAGAGCGAAGATGATCACCTTCCTGTCCGTTTGTTCGAGCGCCTCCATCAGGACGTTCAGGCGCGGGGTAGCGTCGAACTCAACCACCTCCTTGTTGTCGGTGTAGGCCACGCCTGCTGAGATTTGCAGGAGTTTGTTGAGCGCAGCGGCAGCGTTGACTGCCGTGATCGTCTCGCCTGCGGCCATCACCAGCATCTGGGTCTTGAGCAGGTTGTAGTACTTGGCCTGCTGCGGCGTGAGCGGCACCTCGCGGGTCATCGTCACCACGGGCGGCAGGTCAAGGCACTGCGCCTTGCTGTAGCGGATGGCAGGCTGCAGCGCCTCGAACACCTTGTCGGCAGCGTCGAGCTTGGGCGCCCACTTGAACATCGTGATCTTGTTCATCACGGCATCGCGCCATGCGGTGTAGAACTTGGGCACCCCGTTGGGGTTGACCAGCTTGGCCAGACCGTAAGCGTCCACAGGACTCTGGGAAGCAGGCGTGCCGGTCATCATCCACAGGTAGGTGTCGGGCTTGATGATGGAGTTCAGCGCCTTCCACCGCTTGGTCTGCGGGTTCTTGTAGGCGTTGGCCTCATCAACAATAACTAAATCAAAACGCCCGTCAGCGCGAACTTCGTTCGCAATCAGGCTCAGGCCCTCGTAGTTGATGATGACGAACTCGTAGTTCTCTTGGATCAGTTCGATCCGCCGTGCGGCCTGGGCATGGTGCGCCACTACCGCGCTGCGATGGATGACGCTGTTACCCAAGTCCTGCATCCAGGCGCTGTGCATGATCGACAGCGGACACAAAATCAAAACCCTCCTAACGTCGCCACGCTTCATCAGGTAGTCTGCTGCCCACAGGGCAGACAGCGTCTTGCCCGTACCGGGATCGTTGAACACGAACGCACGGCGGTGCAGCGTGAGGAAGGAGGCAGTCTCCTTCTGGTGGGACATCGGCGTGTAGCGCCCGGGCCACTCGTAGCGCCCGTAGATGGGAGACGGTACGTTCTTCACCCCCAGGTTGCGCAGCACACGCGCTTCGTCCAGGCCCCAGTAAACGGCTACGTCGTAGCCGCCACCTTCACGGGGCAGTGCCTTGCTCTTGGGGATGAGGGAATACTTATCCGGGTTGCGCGTCTTGAAGACGAGCAACCGGTTCTCAACGACTTCCATGCTTTCTCCTGTTGTTACTTGTCCCCGCGATTGGCCTTGACGCTGCGCATGCGCAGGTTGGTCTTCGCGGAGGTGCCGCCCTTGCTGAGCGGTCTGATGTGATCTACGTCCTTGCCGTCACCCTTCTTGGCTGCACCCGTCTTCTCCATCACGCGCCGCGCCTTGACGCGCTCGGCTCGGTTGGCGATCTGTTCGGGCTTGCCGTGGTACTCGGCGTATTCCTTCTTGTAGTCACGCGTGGCCATGCTTGGCTCCTAGTGCTTGGGGTTGAACGTGCAGGTGGCCACGGGGCACCACCCGCACAGAGGGGACTGTGATGGGTTCCACACCTCGGTGGCGTGCGCTGCTTCGAGCTTGGCCACACGCTCACGGTAGCGCCACCATGCTTCCTCGGCCTCACCGCGCAGCATGGCGTGGGTGGTCATCGACTCCTTGACGAGGAAGAACAGCGCCGACTTCACTTGCCTGATGTGGGGGAAGTGCGTGAACACCATGAGGGACATGAGGATCAGTTGATCCCGGTCGGGGTACTTGTTGTTGCCCGTCTTCCAGTCAACCACCTTGGCCGACAGGTTGTCGTCGTCAATGATCAGCAGGTCGGCGATGCCGCGTACCCAACGATCAGGAGAATTAAAAGAACACGGCTTCAAGTCCCTGGTCACACCCATCTCATGTTCAAATAATTTTCTTCCCGGCTTACTGAGCACCGCGTCCACCACCGGCTTGAACTGCGCGTACTTCTCGGGGATTGGCGTGCCGTCCTTGCCGTAGTCCTCGATGGCCTTGTGCACGTCCTTCCCGTAGATGGTGTGCGTCGTCTCTTGGAACGGGTAGTTCTTGAGAACCTTGACCTCGTGGTAGCGCCGCGCGCAGCCCTCGAAGTCCTTCAGGCCGCTGTGGCTCCACGTGATGTTTGCTTCGCTCATTTGAATTTGGCTGACTTGATGGCCTTGGCAAGGCGCCCTGAGAACTCGGTGACGAAGTGCTCGTCGTTGTACAGGCGATGGCCCATGTCGTAGAGGATGGCGTGTGTGACCTCGTGCCAGAAGGTGTCGTCGATCTCGGCGTCCGTGAACTTGCGCCCAGTGGTGTTGCTGCTGGCGCCGATCTCGATGCGACCCATGTCGTAGTACGTGCGACCCATCGTCGCCTTGCGGCGCATGGACTCGACTACGTCAACGGAATACATCTGCTTGCCTACGCGGATGCGGACGGGGATGTTGGGCATGCTCTCTCCTTTGTTTAGTCTTTGGTCATTCCATACCGCTTGTGAACACCGACTCCCGCATCAAGCGGGATGCCCGGTAAATACGGCGGCTCCA